TATTTTATTAGTAAAATCTGTCATCATTCTCATAACAGCAGTAGCAACGATAGATCCAGCAAAACCACCTCCAGGACTTAATGCTTCTCCAATGCCACCACCTAAACCACCAGCTATAGCTCCTTGTATTCCTCCACCAAATAGCAATGGAAAACCACCACCAATTCCTGCACTTTGTATGATTCTATTTCTTCTTTTTGTTGCTGCTATTTGATCTGCATTTGCTGTCCTTTCTTTTGCTTTAGCTAATCTAGCTTCAGCTTCTATTTCTTCTTGTGTTACTCTTATTTTTGCAGCTTTTAAAGTAATACCTTCTTTCATTCTTAGTTCTTCTACTTTTAAAGCTCGGTTTTTTATCTTTTGTTGCCTATTAAATTTATCTTCTACTTTTACAACATTTTTTACAGCCTGATTAAATTCTTTCGTTCCAATAGCAGCTTTATCAAGAGCACTTCTGGCATCTTTAACTGCTTTTGATAAATTTTCAAAATTCCTAACAACAGGCATACCTGCTGTACCTTGTTCAGCCTTTCTATTTATTTCGTTTATGTTTTTTTGTAATTGTGCTGTTTTCTTATTTACTTTGTCTAATTGCTTTGCACCTGCAACGGCTATTTTTATCGAGACATCATAATTAGCCACTATTCAATAAAAAAATCAAAACATTTACTCTATCTTACCTCTTTCTACCTTTTATAGCACTAGTTCTTTGTGCTTGTTCTTTTTGTTTTTCATATTCCTCATATTCTATTTCCGAATAAGCAGCCCAACCTATCATTTCTTCAACAGTTAAAGTTTGGCATAATTCAGCAACAGTTTTTTTTAATTCTTTTGCTAATCCGAAAATAAATTTCCACTCTTTGTTAGCTTTTTAAATCGGCTTTAGCCTCTGATACCTCCTTATCTTGACCAGCGTTGATCATGGCTAATTGAATTTCCTGTAAAATGTTCGCTTCTACTTCTCTTCTTAAAGAAGCTTTATCTCCATCTTGAAATAATCTATCTCCGTTTTTATCTAACGCTTTGGTAATCATTAAAGCCAAAGCAAAATCATTTACATCATCTGCGTTTGATTTTTTACTTATTGATTCTCTTTCAGCAATGGTAAGTGGATGCCAATAAACACTAAAAATAATTTTTCCGTCTTTAATTACATCATGCTGATATAGTTGGCTTACACCAAAACTATTCTTTAAAAGTTCGATTGCTCTAGTCATAAAATTAATATACCTACTTTAGTATACTAAGCGTTAGCGGTAAATTGGCAAGATATTATACCAACAAAGTGACTCCTATCTTCAATATCTAAAGGAGTAGGACCATTAATATCTCTTACTCTAGGAGTACAACTAAATGTATCAACATAAGTAGAAGTATTAACAGAAGTTAAACCATCAATTACAGATTCACAAACACTAGACAATATTGATGTACCTTTTGACTTAGGAATATATACATTACATTGAATAACACCAGAATAATAATCTGAAGCTGCACCTTGATTTTGTAAAGTTGACTGTGAAAAATCAATAGTCATTAAAATATATTTTTTTGTTTTTCCAGGATTTGTAAAATGGACATTATCGTAAACCATTGAAACCGTAGGATCTGCATCATTTACTGCATCTGTAACTGCCTTTTCAAAAGCTGCTCTTGTATTTACTAAAGTCATAGTTAAAACTCTGTGTAGCTACTACCAGGAGGTGCAGAGCCAAAACCAGTTGTAGCCCCACTTTGAACAAATAGTTTACCTTTTGGTAGTCCTTTATTTGTCATTGTTTCTTTAATTAGTCTACCTAAAGAACCTTGGATAAAAGATTGAACTTTACCTCCTTCTAAAGCATAAATAGCATATTTAGCTTTATTTCCTATGTAAACTGGTCTTTTGTAATTAAATGCTCTTTTAACAGGAAAACGTGGTTTTATGACAGGATTAGTCGGAGCATTACCACTAGTCCCAGCTAAAAATGCCCCTGTAGCTTCTCTTTTTATTTCGGCCCAAGGTTTAAATTTTTCAACACGATCTGTTGCCCTTACTGGACTACTTTGTGCTTTCCAGCTAGATGCAAAAAATCCTGTATAAACTGGACTTCTTTTTTTAGTTGATAACTGTGCATGAACTTTTTTTATTAAAGTATTAAAATCTCTAGATATTTGTTTGTCTAAATCTTTTGGTAAATCACGAAGTGTTCTAGCAACCATTAGAACCTCACTAATAATGTAAACAAATAAGTCTGTCCACCTTTCCTAGTATCTATATCAACTATCTGAGCTAACCTGTTAGAACCAGCAAAATTTAATGTAATTTCATCTTCAAGATCTGGTTGATTATTTCCGATAAGATCAGGTGTAATATATATCTTTGCTTCTCTCATTTCTTGTGCTGTCTCTTCTTCTGATCTAACAAAAGATATTGGTACTTTTAAATCTGAATATGTAGTATCCACAGTAACCTGTTCTCCAGTATCTATGTTATAACTAGAAACACCTTTTTTTGTATATGAAATAGTGTGATCAAAAGATTCACCTAAAGTTGCAACAACACTTTTTGCAACACTTCTAAATAAACTGTCTAGTTGCCCTGCCATTATCCTCTAACTACCCTCATTTGAAAAGTACCTGCTCCACCTAGCATATATGCTCCAAGATAACTTTGTAACCAAGGATATACATCCATAATATTATTTACAGATCCTGTGCCCTGACTTTCAGTGTTGTATTTAACTTGTAAATCTCCTAATTTAACTTCAGAAAAATTACCATCTTTACCAGTTGTACCAGTTATTGCATCAGTATCATTTGCTAAAGCTCTAGCTAATTCATACTGTGCATATTTAATGTTGTTCGGAATAGTTGAACAACTTAACTCAACTCTATCTACCTGATAATTAGTTCTTGGAAACTTCAATGCCTGATCCTCATCACATCTATCTCCTTGAAATACAAAAGTATCAATCCATCTTGTAGCAGCTATCAATGATCTATTTTTTTGGTCATCTGTTTTATTTGTCCAAGTAGAAGAATCTGGTACTGTTTCAAAATAACTATTAGCTTCTGTCAATGTGACATAACTATTAGCAGTTTCACTTTTTATAGTTGCGTTTATAGTAGCTGCCACAATTTATAAAGTAATTTAGTTTTATTGTAGCGTAAAGAAAAAACCCCACCAATAATTGATGAGGTTTTTAAATGGCATGACCACTGCCAATCCAATCTTAAAATAAATTAAGACTTTAGGGCATTAGATAATGGTGTGTTTACAAAAATCTCAACCATAGGAATCTGGTCGATATCATAAGTTACACCGTAATTAGAACCAGTTCTAAGTGCTGAGTTAGAAGGATTGTCAGAAGCTGAAGTCCACTTAGTACCCATAACGTGATACGCAGTATGATAATCAACAGACATAACATCTTGCTTAGATAAGATGTTTCTTTCTGCTTCAATACTTAGCTCAGACTGTTGACCTTCAAGAATTGTTCCTGACTTCATTAAGTAGCAACGGAATTCCTGACGATTACCAGTAGTTGTTGGATCGTTGATGTTTACCTGAGAGTCGATAACAACTGTGCAACCAGCAAATTGACCGATTGATCTGTCAGTAACACCAACACCACCACCACCCCAAGTAATACCAGTACCAGTTGATAAGGCAGAAGTTGAGAATGTTAATAAACCTACTTGGTATAAGTAGTAAGCAACCGCAGGGTGAACTATAAGAAGATCAAGTTCTTCTCCTCTTTCTCCGATAAGAGAACGAGCTTCTGCAACAGTAGCAGCAGTAAGATAGTTTGCTTCAGCAGTAGAACCAGAACCACCAAGTTGCTTTTCTAAACGATGTGCATTTAGAGCAGTATGGAATAAACCAGTAAGAGTTTCAAATAAACGAACAGAGTTCAATTTATTGATTGCATCTGCAAGTTGATTTCTGATGTGACCCATTGGATCTTCACCAGCAGCTAATACAGCTACATCATCAACGGCATAAGCAAAACCTCTATGACAGATAGTTGCAATCTGCGTATCTGTACCGATTTTTTGAGGTGTTAGATAACCAGCACCACTTGTTCCCCAAGTACCTGTACCATCTAAAATTTCTTCAGTTGGTGCGATTGGGTTAAATTCTGGAACCTGTATTCTTGTTCCTCCTGCTGTTGCATCAAGCAAAGCATTACGAACTACAGCACCAGATTGTATAAATAGGCTACGCTCTTTAATAGCTTGAGAAACGTAAGCACTAAAATTATTTCTTTTAACGATGTCCGCTAATAGAACACCGCCAGTATAATTCTGAAACGGAGCAGCCATTGGCTTATTTACAAATTAGTTTTACATTTCCAAGTCACGGACTTGGTAACACTTTTCAAGTCACGGACTTGATAGTAAATTCCTAAATCACGGATTTATAGAAATTACCTTTTTTTAAGTGTTCTGAGCCTCTTGTTTCAGCACGGCTGCCATCTGAGGATCTTGTTCTGATATTAGCATTTGTTGTGTTATATTGCCTGTTTTCCAAGGATTTGGCTGTCCACTTCCTGCATTTGCAACAGGACTTGGTTTTGCTCCCATTCCAGCAGCAGAACTTGGTTTAAAATGATGCTCCCAACCACTGCCGGGGTTTTTAAGACTTGTAAGATAATTTGTTAAATTCTGTTCAACTCCACC